GAATTGGATGCATCAGCATAGTTGTACACCGTGGCATTCTGGCCTGTGGTCGTGTTAAAATCGACAAACTTGTCTCCAACTATAATGTCTCTTCTATTATCTCTAAGTTCGTACTGTATGTTGTCGGCGTATATGTTGAGCTTAACCAACTCATCATCAATTCCGAAGCACCTAATAAGATTTCTAAATGCTTTTTCGGTTCCCTTGGACTTGTAGATATAGTTTAGGTTGTTATAGATGTTCTGATAAATCGTATTCTTTACGTCGTGTAAAGACTTCTCGTATACTCTGTCTTCGCTTCTGTCTGCAAGCTTTTCTAATACATCTGCGTCAAGAAAAATTTCTGGGGCTACAAAGCCATAGGAAGAAAGTAGTTTTTCAGCAAATGGCAAAGGCTTATCACTACCACTTGGGTATTGAATGTCCTTTAGGTGATTGAGATTTTCAATCTGGAGATGTAAGGTGTCGAAATAACTTGAGATTATCTGCGTAAGGTATTTAACGTTATTTGTGCCTTCTGAGTCTTCCTCGGTTATCCACGAGGGGATTGAACCATAGATAGAGGCATTATTGTTTACATCATGCGCAGATCCGGATGTCTCCAAATCCGATGACAATGAGACAATATCTGGATGAAACGAGTAGATAATCGGATCTTTAAACTCACTAACCGCTGCGTTTGATAGCACAATAGCGGATCCTGTATTTCTAGAATTAGATCCATAGCCAGTCCATGAGCCGTTCGAGAAGCGTCCGGAATAATCTAAGACTGTGCTGTCTGTGGTTGTTACTCCTGTAATGCCTTCGTTAAACTTAAAGTAAACCCCCAAATCTACATTTGCTGACTCCTCGGTCGTGGTAAAAGGAGTAGGGTCAGTATTGACGCCACCACCCACTTGTGTGAACCAAAAGCGCCCAATCTCCCGTGACGTTCTTTGGGTCTTCCAGTATCTTAACTCATCTATGGAACCAGATAATTTACCCGAGCCCACCATATCAACGCCATGAAAGGTGTTTCCTGAAACGGCGGTTATTAGCGCTCCGATGTGGGCGCGCAAGTTCGAAGAATCTGTATCGTTGATACCGGATGAGCCTAACGTTGATTCGTTGTTCAAGTTTCCATCAACATAGAACCTTGTTGTAACACCAGCCGAAGCAGACTTAACAGTGACCGCATAATGGTGCCAATTGGAGTCAGCTACAGAAGCCGTGGTGAAAGAAGAAGCAGCGATGGCTTGTTGATAGAATCCAGTAGTACCCGACAGTACGGTAAGCAAGAATGGATCTGTGCCGTCTGCCGCGCCGGATAACTCTAATCTAAACCGAAGATAATCGGCAGAAGAAGAAAGCTCGCCGTTCCAAAGATCAAAGATAACCTCTTTTTCAGTCAGTGAGGTAACAAACTCTGTCTTGTTAAGCCAGAACTCTAGAGAGGCGCCTTGGGACGCCAAATCAAATTCTAGATTAGATCCTCTGTTTTTAGATGGTTCATAATAGTTAGACCCAGTAAATTGAGTCGATTTAGGGCTCATCCCATTTGGATTAGCATTCGGACCACCCTTTACAAAAATATACTCTAAAGAGGACGGTAAACCATAGCCGGATGTTTTAGTTGATGCCCCCCACCCATCGGCAGAAATAATCGCATAACCATTTGTTCTCGGATACAGATTGTTATAAATATGAAGATCAATATAGGTTGAGTTGTTCTCCCACTCTAATCTTTCTCTTAGCGAACCATCATAGGGATATTCATTATATATTCTCTTAATTGCTTGATCGTAATATTCTTGGGCCGAGCCGTAACGAGCAAAGTTCTCCGGATTAGAGAAGTCCACCCTGGGTATGAATCTCTCTTCTTCGATAATGTCTTGTTCGTGGTATCCAACAGACTCTATTTGTGAACCAATTTCATCTGCTGTTTTGCCCGAAAGAGCCTTGATATTTTCGGCTACTTCAAAATACTTTTTGATGCTCATACTTTAATTATCATTCAACTCTAAATTTAAACGTTTGAGGTTGTTCTTGCCAGTCACCAATACTATCATTGTAGTAGGACAGCTTTATCTCATACATGTAGTCTGCCTCTAGAAGAGACATATCCAAGTCAAAAAAGCTTCCTTCCTTGTCGTACGAGAGGTAAGTGCTAAAATCTGAACCTGTTCCGTATGGGATGGCAGCTAAATTATCTGTTACACGATGAATGCTAAATGATGCACTTTCTATAATGTCAGTTGGATTGTTTGCTGTTGCAACTGTATAAAGAGTAGGAGACCAATCTCTATCACGAACAAAGAATCTAAATCTTGCTGTGTCCTGTGTAGAATATGTCTTTTTGAGATTCTTGCAAGATGTAATCCTATTAAATGTTGGCGCATGATCATAAGTCGGCATTAACTCAGGGAAGAACGAACCGGTAAAGTACTCAACTCCTCCGGAGTGCCACACATCGTGTATCTCCTGTAAGGGCGTGGCAGCTGCTGTGAGGGCTATATTGCACGAATAGATACCTGTGCTCACATAACTGCCTGTAGCGTTTATATCGCCCGTAGAAACGGTGCTGCCGCCGGCTTGAAGTAAAAGTTTTGAGCCAGTGGGTTCACCGAACGAGCTGGAGTAGAACGAAACTAGTATACTATTTGTACCAATGGCCGGGACATTATTTAAGCCGCGTCTACCATAGTTGTAGAATTGTAGTGTGTTTAGATTATCTTCCGCCGGGGCGCGGGAGGAAGAGAAGAAGAAATTTTCTCTATCGTCCATTGTGCGCGAATCCCATCGAGCCTCAATCATTGGACGCTTAAAAAAGAACTCACTTGATCGAGCAAAGAATTTCTTTGTGTAATATGACTGAGTTGCGCCGGATGTATTCTGAATCACAGAGCCTGAGTCAGCACCGAGGGACGATGAGAAATAAGCCTCCTGAGAAGCAGTTAGCCGAATACCAAAACCGTAGTTGTTATACTCACCTCCAGATAAGCCTTTAATCCAGTTTTCTACAACTTCTGAAACATCTACTTCCAGGTCTTCATATCCCTCTGGGAAGCTAACGTTATAGTTGTCCTGGGACAGGTAGTCTCCACCGATGTTTGTCCACCCAGTCGTAGATGAAGCAGATAGCCAGTTAGAGAAGCCAAAGTCTTGATATTCATCCATATCAAGCCCCGTACCCTCATTCCACGATTGTGATACGGGCGCAACAACTAAATTAAAATCTTGCGGAAGAGTAAAAGGATGCTCTGCATTGAACATTCTAAGAAAAAACGATACAGAACCAGACGCTGGGATTGTGCCGGCAGCTCTATCAGCTGAAATAGAGGACACCGGAAATTGAATTAAAATTCTGGAAAGTTCCTGGGACTGTCCGTTGGAGCCCGACTCTTGCCCGTAAATAGAAAATACCTCAAGCGAATCGGCATACCCCATATTAGAGCCCGTACCTCTTGTTACAAGATTGGCTTCGTAAGCGTTAGTGATTGTGTTGTCGGCACTAGCTGTGTATCTTAAGATGGCCATTATTGGATAGCTCCTGTGATATCAATGTTTGGAAACTTTAACTCAAAGACAACGTTATTTTCGCCCTCAATACGTCGACCATCTGCTGATAACTTCTCTTTAAAATCGTATGAAATTGATGAGTACGAGCCTCCCGAGCGATCCACAATTTCGAGATCCACAACATCTATTACGCCTTTAACTTTTTGAAGCACCTTATAAAAATCCGTAATTAATATTGATTCTCCAATATCATATTGATTTTTAAGAATATAATCTCTGATTGCAGCATTTGCTCTGTTGATTACAGTAAATCTATTATCTCCCAAATCAACAACCACAACGTAGTTAATACCAAAGTTGACAATCTGTGCATCTAAAATGTCTACGGTATCATTAACTACTTTATATTGTAATATCCAATTTCTTAAATTATTTTTCAAAGTTACGTTTGCCGGTATTAACTTGCCACTTGTGTCCTCAGATATAACATAAAGATTAAGATTTCTCTTAAATTCGTCAAAGTCCCTAATAACAGCAGCACGCTTGATCGCTCCAAATTTTCCTGGCATACCGTAGCAGATGGATTGGTAATCTTGAATGGTGACTGCTCTGTTTTGCGTGGCATAAAATCCAAACACTCTTTGCTTTATTTCATCTGATGAGGGGAGTGAAATATCTCCAACAAATGGCTCTTCGTTTAACACCTCCAATGAGGAGATAACGTTATTTCTTAGCGTTTGTGAAATAGAGCCCTGTGAAGCAAATCTAAACAACGGTCTGTCGACCGATGTAATTGTGTTGACGCCAGCATTCACATCATTATTTAAGTTAACTCTATATCCAATTCTTAGAGTAGTGTTAGCTGGTGCGATGCCAAACTTGTCCGTGCTTATGAGCTTTGTGGGGTCAAAATCTAGATCTGTTACATAAGTTCTACCGTTTAAATCTAGAACCAAGTTAGAGGGATCTACAACCGAATTTGATAAAAGTTCTGAATCTGAACCATACCCAAACTGTAAGTGCGTTCTGTTGCCCTCTCTTTCGACTGTAAATCTTCTTGCCACTGGTACAGCCTTCAATATATTTCTTACCGTAGAATTCGTAGCTGAATTTGTATTTCTAATTGCCTTGTAAATGACGTTTTGCGATAAGTGATCTACCTCAACATATTCATGCCCCTCAGAATCCGTGACAGACAGAACTTCAGCTACCCTACTATTTTCAAGATCAACTCTCAAAAATCGCTGGAAGTCTCCAAGCTCTATCTCTTTGAATAATGTTCTTCCGGATACTGCTCGGCCCTGTGCTCTAATAACAAAGTTTGTTGGATTTCCTGTCGTTCCATCAACAGTTCCAACAACCACTTGATTTGTTGATACAGAAAAATCTACGTCCTCTAATAGCGTATATAGCCCCCCACCTGTGGACGAAAAGATAGATCCGGCGCGCAAAACTGGAGCGTAATCTAAGTTTGGGCCCGCTGTATCTGATGCCGATGGGACCTGAACATAGAAAGTAAGCACCCCATAAGAAGATGGGCTCGTATTAAGCTTGACTCCCATCTGTCGCGCGAGGCGAATAACATTGTTGTATTCAATTGAGGTCTCTAAAAATGACTCGTTTGTTTGGTAATCAAGGTAAAAAGACAGAATGTCACCAATATAGGCAACAGTATCTAACATTAACGATCCAAAAGAAGCTTTATTAAAGTCTTTATATGTATCTGGGTAATATCTTTTAGCGTAATTTTCTAAATCTCTACGGATAGAGTCAAAGTCACGGCTGGTGTAATCAATAGGTTGTAGTTTTTTGGACATATTTTATATCTCTAAATAGGTTGGTCCACATCAATTTGTAAAGATGTTGATAATCGAAGTGGCAATATCGTAAACGATATTGAAATGGATAAATTATGAGGGAACAGATCCGGGTTTCCTTCGGGTATTTGAAACTTAATATTCTCAATACTAATGTAACTTAGATACCTTTGCACTTGCTCTCTGATATTTCTATCAATCTCTGAATAAGTGTTATCACCATTCAATTCAAATAAGTACTTTCTTAGACCCACACCAAACTCAGGATCCATTATCCTTTCTCCCGGGATGGTTAGGATAAGCATTTTAAGGTTTTGCTTAGCTAGTTGTTCAAAAGTGGTGTTTAAATTGTAAGCCCCAAAGACTTCATCTACTACTAAGGGCAACTGTGGTGAAAGACCCGACGACATTCTTTATCCTACTCCTCCTCTGTGTCCTCGCAAGGGTCGGTGAGTTCGTCCAGTGCGGGGTCCGGTGTACACTCGTTTGCGTTTGCATTTTCTGCTGCAGCATCCGAAGCATCTGCTGTTTGGTTTGTGATCTCACTTGTAAGTAGTTCTAACAGTAAATAAAGAATGCCAAGTGGAGATGGAGGTGTCATTAACATGCCAGAAACCGTTCCAGTAAAATCTACACCATCTATAGATAGACGTGGGAAAAAGTTAGGCGGCAGCGATGGAAGTGTTTGCTGCGGGTTCTCTGGGTCGGGGAACTCTCCATTCGATATGTTTTGGATTAAGTTATCAGCAATACAAAGTATAAACGTCATCAAATCACTACCATTTAAGTTGGGAGTTATTTCATCGTTTGTTGCGGTGGCAATCTGTGTATTAATCGCGGCAGCTGGCTGATCTATGGCCATTGATGCTGCATTGAAAGCAAAGCCTGTCCCTTGTTTGATTATTTTAGATAAAGCAACATGAGGATCCACAAGCCCAACCAAGCCTTTCAAAATGTCAATTGGTGTCTTGATAAGCA